AAGGAGAAAGGCTTCAAGGAGTTCACCGATGAGAGGCAGTGGGAACTCGATGAGCTACAGAAACGGCACGCCGCAATGGAAGCGCGGATCGCCGAAGAAGACAGGGAATCCAAGAGCCAGAAGCGTCGCAAGGCCGTGCAGGTGAAGGCGAAAGCCAAGGCGAAGAAGAAAGTGGCAGCCAAAGCCAAGGTAGCCACCAAGAAGAAGGCTAGTTCAAAAAAGAAGCGAAAATAGAACTAGCAGGGCAACCCAGTACAATAAACCACGAAATATAGAACTATGAACAAAGAAACATTATACCGAGGAGATGCAGAGGTGAGTGCGTTGGTAGACGATCGTCCAGAACTGAATACCCTTGAAGGAGCGGAGGCATCTCTTGCTGAACAGGTAGAGGCTCTCGTTATGCAAGTGACCAGACTCGAGGACAAGCTATCGCCAGTGCTTGAGCAGTCACCAGAGGCAGGAAGGGGTAATAGTGAAAAGACAGCCAACCCATCATTCGGAACTTCAAAGCACCTACGGTTCCTCTCACAGACATACGACATCATAGAAGCAACCAAGGAGCGTATTGAACGACTCCGAAATCGTCTCGAGATGTAGAGAAGAAAAGCATAGAGCAGGGTGCAACTCCCTGCCTTCTCCATATGTACAAATACGACCTCTCCAAAAAAGAAGATTTGATGCGACTAGCGCATGAAGACCCTCGGTATCTCATCGAGGCTGGCTTCATGGTTATCAACAAGGACAAGCAGGTAGTACCGTTCATCTTCAACGATATACAAAATGCATTCTATGATGAGCGGACAATCCGAGACGACCTCCTCAAGCCGGGACAGATCGGCATGAGCACCATGATACTCGCGGTACTCACCATCAAGTTTCTCCTCGTCCCGAATGCGTGGTGCGTGTGTATCAGCCATGAAGCGGAAGCCACGGCGCGTCTCTTCGAGAAGGTGCAGTTTTTCCTTGACCATCTCCCAGTGTGGCTCAAGCCATTCTACAAGCCGAGCGTGGACAGCAAGAAGAATCTCGTCAATGGAGTGATGAACAGCCGATTCTACATCGGAACGGCAGGAGCCATAGCCTTCGGTCGTGGAGATACCATCCACTATGCCCACCTGTCCGAAGTCTCGCGCTGGAAGGACTCGGGAGCCATCGCCACAGGTATCATCCGCGCCGTACCAGTAGGTGACCCCCATTCGTGGATCGTGAAGGAAACAACGGCCAACGGAGTAGGAACCTACCACCACACGGAGTACGAGCGCGCCAAGCGAGGGGAGAGCGAGTTCACCGCGCATTTCTTCCCATGGTTCCAGCACAAGGAATACGCCATGGAGGTGACCGCTCCAATGATCCTGACAGATGAGGAACAATCGCTCATGAGACGCTTCCCAGACTATGTGACACTCGAGAAGCTCCAATGGCGCAGGAAGATGATCGGAAGCCTCAACTCGGAGAGCGGATGGACACCAGAGCAGATGTTCAAGCAGGAGTTCCCATCAGACGACATCGAAGCATTCCTCTTCACAGGTAACCCAGTGTTTCCGGTCGAAGCCATGCAGAGATACGCAGAAACGGCCAGAAAACCACTCTGGACGGGGAATATCGTCGGGATAGCCCCTCATGAGTCACTGGACGAAACAAAGGCCGGGTACCTCAAAATCTACAAGATGCCGAAGCTTGACGGCCAGTATCTCATCTTCTCTGATGTCGGGCAGTTCTCCGACCATTGCTCCGCGCATGTACTTGACCGCAAGACTTGGGAGATAGCCGCCGTCTTCAACGCCCAGATCAAGGCCAACCACTTCGGGACGGAGCTGAACAAGCTGGGGTACTTCTACAACAAGGCCATCATCTCCCCCGAGGCAAACAACATGGGGCAAAGCACCACGGACAGGCTGGTAGAGCTTGGTTACCCGAACATTTACGAACGCGAGAGGTTCAACCAGATCGAGCAGACCACCACGAACGAGTACGGCTGGTGGACGGATACCAAGACCAAGAGCCTCATCATCGGGAACATGCAAGACCTCATCCGTACCGAACAGGTGCCGTACATCGACGAGGATACCATCGGCGAAATGACCACCTACATCAAGAAGCCAGACGGCTCCATGGGGGCGACCAAGGGAAAGAAGGACGACCGGGTCATTTCCATCTGCGGAGCGTACTACCTGCTCAGACAGTACCCTTTTGTTGAACCGCTCAACAAAAAACAGTCGAAAATAGTGAACCAGAAAGGTACCAGACTCCGAGAATTGCGTACCAAGGGCATCAAGCGCAGGCGCTAGACTGTTGCAACGAAAAGAAAAGTGGTATAATACGATTGCTCGTAATCAACTTTTTAATACCAAACTTATGGCGGACACAGTCCATCCAGCCGTACTGGGCAATGCACCATCCATTGTCACCTCTCAGGGAGAAGTCCTCGCGGCTCGTCGCACCGTCGCAGGCGGAGTCATCAACGGAGCCAAGGTTCGCCGTGCATTCACCATTCAGAATGTCGGTACGAATCCTCTTTTTGTTTGCATGGGGTATCCAGCATCCACCACGCAGTTCCACGCCATCCTGAAAGGGGGAAGCGCCGATAGCGATGGCAACGGCGGATCGTTCGGCCAGGAAGGAGCGGTCGTCTTCCAAGGTGCCGTTTATATCGCCGGGACGAATCCGAAGGCGGTCGTCACGGAAATCATATAAAAATATGGCCATTGAAAACGGATCACCAGAGGTGGTGCTTCCAGCCGAGCTAAAAAAGCGCGTGGAAGCCGTCCGCCAGCAAATCACCAAAGACGAAGCCCATATCGTCAATTTGAAGCAGGTACGCGCCGCTGAGGAGTACGCCATCCGCCAGAGCGTCAAGGAGAAGGAACAGCTCACGCGCGAACTGGAAGCATTGAAGCAGGAAGTCGAAAAGACACTCGTCCAAGCGAACGAGTGTCGTCTTGATATTCACGAGCTGTCGAAGGAAAAGGAAGCCAAGGAGTACGAAGTGGCCGCGCTCGATGCCGAAATCATGCAACGGAAGGCGTGGAACGATGAGCGCGAAGACAGCCTCAGAAACGCCGAGAAAGCTATAGCCAAGCGCGAAGCAGCCGTTGAGGTAAAGGAGCGCAATGTCAACGAAACGAAGCGAAGAGTTGATATCCTCCACGAGAAAGTAAGCCAAGCCGTGAAAGAGTTTTAATATGCTGGAACAAGGCGGTGCCGACAAGACAGAGATCGAACAGCTCCTAGCGGACATCCTCTCTGCCTCGGGAGGTTCACCGTACAACTTCATCCAAACCGATGAGGATGCGACCTACAAATACTACGGCTTCACGAATGGAACGAACTGGAAGTTCAAACGGAAGACCCTCGCGACCGGAGTATGGAAGGTAGCGGATGGAACCGGGGACTACGACACCAACTGGGCGGATCGGGCAGCCAAGACCTATGTCTACGCGTAATCAATAAAAACCCACTATGAAGAAGACACCAAAGGAAGAGCCAGCCGTCGATGTAGACGCAGAGGCTCAGGCGGAAGATCAGAAGCTCAAGCTCGCGATCCTCTCCATCGAAGAAAAAATATCCCGTCAGCTCGGGATCACGGTCGAAGAGCTGAGAAAGAAAAGCATCATAATCAAAGGGTCAAAGGTAACCGTCAAATAGTATGTCAAAAGCAAATACCACTGAGAACGATATCCTGAAAATGCTCCTCCAAGGGACAGACCCGGCATGGCGAGCAGGCGCGACCATTTACCTTGCGCTCTACACCGCCGACCCGGGAGAAGCAGGCACGGCCATCACGAACGAGGCCACCTATACCAACTATGCTCGCGTAGCCATCACCAAGGCCACCGGATGGACTGACGGAGGCTCGTCATTTACCAACGGAGGACTGCTCCAGTTCCCACAGTGCGGAGCCTCAGGAAACACCATCACCCATGTAGGACTGGTGTCAACCGCATCGGGCGCAGGCCAGCTCTTCGTCTCGGGAGCGCTGAACGATTCCCTCGCGGTAGCCAACCTCATCCAGCCGCAGTTCGCCATCGGAGCGCTGACTATCACCGAGGACTAATCCGATAAGAAAGAAACCATGAAATACTACTGCTCAAAATGTAAAATGGCCGTCATCGTCGTGAAAGACAAAGAGCCGATCGTAGCCTGCAATTGCAACGCTCCGATCATCGGAGAGATGGAAGCCAGCCTCAAGGGAGGGACAGTAATGGAACAAAAACAATAACCTATGCCGGGATTCGCCAACATCAAAGAGCTGGTCGACGCGGAGCTGAATGGTCAGAGCCGCCGATACAACTGGAGGAAAACTCCGTCCCAAGTGACGACAGCCGACCTCTGGTTCGACCTCTCAATGAGTCCTGGCAATCCGGTGCCAAAATACTGGTTCGATGCCCCACCGCTCGTCGCCAAGGCGATAGCCCAATCGACCGACGGAGGCATCTATCACGGCCAGAATGTCGCGCCACAGCAGCAGTACCTGAAAATGATGACGGCCATCGTAGCGGCGACAGGAGTCCCGATGCCGTTCATTCTCCTCGACTACCTCATGTACTACCCATCGTGTGACGACTCGGTCACTGATCCGCAGACGATGGATAATACCGTGACTCTCCCGAGGTACTCTGACGGAGAAGGGGTGCAGATGATGGCCGTATCGGTCGCAGGTCGGACAGGCGGACAGCAATTCTATGTCACCTACACCAACCAAGACGGAGTGACAGGGAGAACATCGAAAACCGTATTTCAAAGCAACGCCGCCGCTCTCGGTACGATCCTGACGAACAACATCAATAGCGGAATCTCCAATGAGCCGTTCATCGGGCTGGAGGGCGATGACACCGGAGTCCGAGCCATCGAATCAGTGACCATGCTCGGAGGAGATGTCGGACTGTTCACTCTCATCCTCGTGAAGCCGATCGCCTCGTTCATCGTCCCGGGTTCCGATGCGCCAGTAGAAAAAGACTTCTTCCTCGAGGCTGGCGTGGTACCGCAGATCAAAGACGACGCATTCCTCGGCCTCGTGACTGTCCCGAGAGGATCGCTCGCCGCCACCGTCTTGACTGGAGATTTACAAGTAGTCTTTAACTAAAAACATATGGGATTTTCAAGCCATGATGCCCTGATCCAAGCGATGACCGTCGATGGTCAATACTGGAGACAGGATTTCACAAAACTCTTCAACCCGACGGCTGCCGCAGTAGCCAACGAGTTCCACACGCTCTTCCGTGGCGCAGGAAACCCCGGAGCCGATGCCATCTTTGACGCTGGCACGGCTTTGCTGTTTCAGGCGGTCAAAGACAATACGACGAACGCCGGGTCAATACAGCACGGAGGCAATGTGCAGGAGAACGATATGACGAAGCACCTCATCGGAGGCTCGCTCTTCACCGCAGCCGCAACGGTAGCTCCCGGGATGGGAGTACTGATTGATGTCATCGGATTTTATCGCGTCACCGCCGTGACTACGACAACCGAACAAGCGACCACCAACACCCTCGGCCAGACTGATACATTCACTGCCGACGCAGGAACGGATGTGTGCACATGGACATCGTCCGCCAACATCCCATCGAACATCCTCACCGGGACGAGAGTGCGCCTGACGACTACCACGACGCTCCCAGCCGGACTCGCGACAGGAACTGACTACTACTTCATCCGCCTGAGCAATACGACCTTCAAGCTCGCTACCTCCTACGCGAACGCCATCGCAGGGACAGCTATTAATATCACGGATGCCGGAACAGGAACCCACACGGTCAACTGGCTCCTCCCTCGCTACACCAACGGCGCAGGCGTACAGGCGATATTCTTCAATCCGCAAGCCACCGCTCTCGGAGCCGGAACACCGGGATTGTCGCTCAACTACACCAATAGCGCACAGGTAGCCTCACGCGCCACCCCGACCACGCCATCGCTTCCGATCGGGAAGACCGCAGCTTCAAACAGTCACATCCTCTACTCAGGCGCGACCGGAGCTGGGAAGTTCAACTACGCCGTACCGCTCCAGTCAGGGGACGCAGGCATCGCTGAAATCGCAGGCATCCGCAACAACGCCACCTACACCTCTGGGATGTACTGCGTCGCCCTCGTGCGCGAGATTGCACGCTTCCCCATCACGACCCTCGGCGTAGCTTCAGAGCGCGACTTCCTCAACCAGCTACCATCCCTCCCTCGCATTTACGATGGAGCAGCACTGTACTTCCTCTGGGGATCAGGCGTAGCGACACCAGCCAACTCAGGCCTAACTGGACACCTTGACTTCGCATGGGACTAATATGCTTATCGGAAACTACTCACCACTGAATAAGACACCAGGCAGCTTCTACGCAGGAGCGAGTATTTCCAATACCAAAGGAGGCTATACGCGGAGCAGCAAGATGATGAACCGCTTCTACGGCGAAGGACTCATCCGTGGATCAGCCGAGAAGTGCTCCGTGCCGAATGGATACCGACCGCCGTACTCATGGGTGCTTGCGCCGAAAGAAGGCGGCATGGGGTCAAATACGATGATTAAAGGGGAAACCGATATTGCAGCCAACCTCGCCGGAGGACGGAACATCGAAGCCTCAATGGGAGGGTCAACCGCCATCACCGATGCGGCCTTGGGACTCATCCTCTCGGCGGTAGCGACCATAGGAGGTTCGACCGGACTCTCGGCAGATGTCATCGGGAAACTCGAAGCCTCAGCCACGCTTGCAGGGTCAGGGAACATCGCCGGAGCCTTGGGAGCCTTGGCCGGAGCGGTAGCCCAGATAGGAGGGTCAAGCGCCATGAGCGGAAGCATGACCGGAAAGGGCAACATGAGCGCCGACCTGACCCCATTCACCGAACTCTCGCCACAAGCCTTGGCCGCCGCCGTATGGGGAGCCTTGGCCGCGCAATTCAACGAATCGGGAACCATGGGAGAGAAGCTGAACGGAGCCGGAAGCGCAGGCGATCCTTGGACGACAGACCTCGACGGATACATCACCGAAGGAACCGCTGGAAAAGTCCTGAAAGACAAACTCGCCACCGATGATTTCCTAGCACTTAAATAAAACCCTATGGCACGAAAACAAGAATACAATGACGAGCGGTGCAAACTGGTACAGCGTCGCTATGAAGCCTCGAAGAAGTATACCCAGCCGTACTTCGACCGCTTCCTCGACAACTACAAGCACTACTTCCTCCGCTCCATCGACGAGGCGATAGAAGCCGATCCACAGGCGTATCCTTTCTATTCGACCCTCACCGTTCCTATATCGTTTCAGACCGTCGAGACGCTCCTGCCTCGTGTTTTCTCGCGCATCCCGAGCTTCACCCTCTCGACCGACATGGAGAACGACGAGCAGGCCGAGTCAGCCTTCCGAGAACTCATCAAGTACCAGATGGAGCATCCGTACCTCGTGGATGACCCAGTTTTCATGCGACTCTTCCGAGGAGCCAAGGAACTCTTCATCACCGGAAACATGTGGGGAGAAGTTCCATGGGTGTACAAGGAAGCCATGGTCAACGAATACCAGCCGTACAGCATGCAACTCGGACTCAAGCCGTCATGGGAGAACCTTTCAATACTCGAGAAGTACGAGCTGAAACCAGACTGGCAACTGGTGAAGACCAAGAAGAAGCTCATCGACGCGCCAGTGTTCCAGCACCGCTCCATTTTCCATGTCTTCCCCGAACCGAACCGCAAGAGCGCAGGCGAACTCCAGTGGGTCGTCCTCGAAGACTTCCTGACCATGGAACAAATCATGGACATCGTGAAGGTAAGCCCGACCAAGTACCAGAACATCGATGTTTTGAAGACCATGAAGCCGTGGAGCGAAGGGACGACCGCGACCGGAACGAACTACGACCAAGAGGTGTCGGCCATCTTCGGCGCGAGCGATGTCTCGACGGAGAGCACGGAAACCAAACTCTACAAGGTGCTCACCATGCGCGAGCCGTACAAGCTCACGATCACCATCAACGAGAAGCTCACGATTCGCGACACGGATAACCCGAACGGCGACGGCAAGATCGGCCTCTTCCTTTGCACTGACATCCCAGTCCCCGGCCAGCTCTACGGATGGGGTGAAGTCGACCCAATCAAGAAGATCGAGGACGCGCTCACCGATCAGACCAACATGCGGATGGACTCGATATTCTACGACCTCCTCAGGATGTGGAAGCTCGACCCGACGAAGCTCCTCGAGGGAGAAGAGTTTTACCCAGAGCCAGGAGCCATCATCCAGATGAACGACCTGACCGGACTCCAAACCGTGGACACAGGCTCCACCTCCGCCACCGCTTACAAGGAGTACACCGAATGGGACGAAATCATTCAGAAGACCACAGGTGCCACCGACTACGCCACAGGCCAGAATGACCCAGGTATGACGGACACCGCGAGCGGTATCGAAGCCCTGCAAGCGGCAGCCAACGCACGGTTCGCCATGAGGCTCCAAATCTTCGAGCAGATGTGCCTCAAGGCCATGGGAACGATGTATGTCCAGCGAAACCTCGTCTTCTTCGACGATCCACAGTGGGTGAACACGGAAGATGGTAAAATGCTGATATCCCCCGACCAAGTCCGCATGATTCGAGGAGCCATCCATTTCAAGGTAGACACCGGATCGACCGAAGCAGGCATGCAGAACAAGGAACTCCAGAAGTGGCGGTTCATCACCGACCAGATCGGAGCGAACAAAGCGCCATTCGACAACCTGACGCAGGAGTCCCAAGACTATGTAGCGACACGGCTCCTGACCTCCCTCGGAGAACGCAACCCAGAGAAAATAATCATTAGAAACCCAGCTCCGACAGCTCCCCTAGAAGCAGGCGCAGGCGTAGTACCGCCAGTGCTTGCAGGGCAGGAAGAGGCCGTAGCAGGGGCACAAGAAAATGCTCAGCCAATCACGCAACCTGATGCAGAGGGTGCTGTCGAAAAACAGGCCTAGTCAGGAACAAATCAACGACGCGATCAAGCGCGGAAAGGAACTCGAGGCGCTCGTGAAGATGCCCGGGTGGAAGCACATCGAGAAGTTCATCGAGACGAACAGGGTAGGCACGCACGCCTACATGGAAAAAGAGGTGACGGCGGTGTCGACCTTCACCATGGCAAGCCTCTTCGGAGCCTACGCCAAGTACCTGATGCTCCTCTTCGAGAATCGGGCATACACTAAGATCAAGACCTATGTCAGGGTATCCATACAATCCGGCCAGAAGTTCAAGGCACAGCAGGAAGAACGAGAACGAGCCGACAACGCCCAATCTGGAAACGGAAAATAAGGGCGAGCAGGTGCTCGATGTCTGGGCGGTCATCCGGGAACGGAAGCGTCTCGGACTTTGGGACGGCGACATCCAAACGCACGATATCGTCGAGTACAATCTCTCGAGCGGCAAGCACCGATACGAAGTGGAGGATTTGCGGAAGCGGACGATCGTGTGTACCTCATGCGCGATACGCCACGGAGGAGTGCTCGAGGCGAAACTCCTCACGCACTACAAGCTCGAGAACGGAATCCTCTACCTGAAAGGCGTACCAGTGAATAGCATCCCTTGACAATCGGTTGAAAACTGTTGACGAGTGTGTGTGCGGTGAGTTATTATTACAACATAATTAGCCCTCGCCCAAAAAGCGAGCCTACCTAATCAAGAAAAATATGCCAGAAGAGATCAATGCTCTCGGTCGTGTGGAAGTTGACGAATCAACATTCGCACCCGAATACCAGAACGGCGAAGCAGCCGATACCGAAACAGTCGTGGAAGGAGAAGAGGCTGGTGGTACAGAAGAAGTCGTCGAAGGCGGTGAAACCGTCGTCGAGGAAGGCAAAGAAGGAGCGGAAGTCGTCGAGCCTGAAAAGGAAGGCGGCGAACAGGAAGAAGAAGGCCGCGTCTACGCCAACAAGTACCATTCGGTCGAAGAGTTGAAGAAAGCCTTTGTCAATCTCGGAGGGAACCCGAACAAATACAGTACCCCCGAAGCTCTTGAAGAGGCATACGAGGTTCGCCAAGCGGAATGGAGACGGATTACGAATGAACAGAGTGAGCTGGCGAGACTCTCCAAAGTTGTTACTGAACCCACCCCGGGTCGGGGAGATAACCCTCAGGCGGAAGTCGAGGCTCTCCTAGACAAGGTAGACTGGGCTAAAGTAGAAAATGCAAGAGACCTCGGGCGTGCGCTCGTTGGAATCCTGCGAGAAGGTCAGCCGCAGCAGAGGGTGCCCTCGGAAGCAGAGATCGTGGACAGAGTGTTGCCAGTGCTTCAGCAAAGAGAAGCAGCGCAGCGCGAACTCTCCGAACTCGAGTCCGAGATACCTAACCTCCGCTATGTGGAAGGCCAGGAAAACGAGTTCCGAAACGCCTTCGCAACCTTCATTCTTGGTGAGAAGCGCTCTGGCAACTACCAGAACCTCCGCACCTCGATGAAGAACTTCCTCCGCTGGAACGAGACGATTCTCGAACAGGCAGGGAAGATGAAGGCGGCACAGCAAGAGGCAAAACAAGACGCTGGCTCCATCTCGGAGCGCGGTGCAGGGCTTCCGCCAAGCGGATCGGACGAGGTAGAGTCGATTATCGGCTCGTACAAGTCTCGTCAGGAGAAGTTCGGTGGATTAGCTGGGTAACCAGCACAAAAAAGAGATCAAAATTGCAATAAATAACCAATTTTTGATACTCGCCATATGGCTATTCAAACAATTCGGTCAACCAACAATGTCGTAGCGACTCGTCGCGTCATCGACATTGCCAAGAAGATCGATGTACTCGAGCCGGATGCCGCTCCGCTCACCCTTCTCACGAAGAAGATCGACAAGCGCGTGACAGTGAACCCAGAGTTCAAGTGGATGGAAGAGGAAAGCCTCGTGAAGACCGATCAGGTCAACGACGGTACTGGCATGACCTCGGGTGACACCACGATGGCCGTTGATAACGGTTCTCGTTTCCGTGCTGGTGATGTCGTGAAGATTCCTCGCACTGGTGAGCAGGTGCTCGTGACGGCTGTCGCGTCAAACGACCTCACGATTATCCGTGGATGGGGTTCGACCGCAGCTGCCGCCATCGTCGACAATGACCCTATCGTCATTGTGGGCAACGCCAATCAGGAACACGCTACCAAGCGCAACATGATTATCGGCGACCAGACGATCCGCACGAACTACACCCAGATTTTCCGCACACCGTTCGGTATCTCTCGAACGGCTGCCAACTCGGAGATGTACGGTGGGAAAGACCTCGCGCATATCCGCATGATGCAGCTCATTGAGCACCAGAAAGAGATCGAACGCGCGTTCTGGTTTGGTGAGCCGAAGGAAGACCTCACAGGTACGCATCCTCGCCGCGCGACTGGTGGTGTAGACTACTGGATCAGCACGAACGCGACCGATGCCGGTGGTGCCTTGACTCAGATCGAGTTCAACACCTTCCTCCGCACCGGGTTCCGCTACGGTTCCAAGAAGAAGTGGCTCTTTGCCGCACCGATCGTTGTCGAAGCGATCAGCTACTGGGCAGCCCAGAAGCTCCAAGTGTCGGTGAACGAGAAGACCTTCGGAATCTCCGTGATGGAATACCTCACACCGTTCGGAAGCGTCAGCATTGTTTTGATGAACCTCTTTACCGAGGTGACCCTCTACTCTGGCTACGCCTACCTGATCGATGTGGAAGGCCTCGCCTACCGCTACCTCGAGAACTCTGACACGAAACTCAAGACCAACATTCAGGCGAACGACGCTGATGGTCAAGAGGACGAGTACCTGACGGAATGTGGACTCCAGTTCAACAACGAAAAGAAGTCCGCCCTCTTGTACAATGTCACCTCGTACAGCTAAGGGAACCTCTAGCCAGCCTCCTTCGGGGGGCTGGCTAGAATCAGTCTAATTCGCATAACGAGCAATCCTATGGGTAGGAAAAAGAAGGCAGAGGAAGCTCCAGTCGAAGAGACAGCAGTGGAGCAGCCTGAGGGAGTCGAAGAACACCCTCGCAATCGCCGGAAGCGTCTGGCAGAAGGCGAAGTAGCAATGACGGCTGAAGAAGCCGAATCAGTCGAAGAGTAGTAATCGTAAAAAAGAAGTAAATCCAAAGCTCTATGAAAAAAGTAGTATTCCGATCACTCCGTTTCAAGTCACTCCGCATCGTCCTCGATCCGAAGGCGAAAAAGGAAGTGCACGGCCAGCTGGTCACCACATCCCTCACCAATCGTTTCCCCAACCACCCATTCGGGGTGACGGTAGAGTTCGAGAACGGATTCTATGAGACGACCGACGAGTCAATCATCGAAGCTCTCAAGGCTCACGATGACTACGGCTCCGTCTTCGACTCAACGGATGAGCAGGTGATCGCCAAAAGCGAAGCCGCCCTCAGACAGGAGAACGAGCGCGTGGCAGTCGCCGAGGATGTCGCCAGCACTGACCCGACCTGCACTGTCTGCGGTGAGAAAATGAAAAACGCCGCCGGGTTGAAAATCCACATGCGCAGCCATCAGTAGACTTAATTACGGGTTAGACCCATAATTGAGGCAGGTGAGTAAAAAATTAACTTGGGCTCCCTGCGTTATGCCTTTCTCCCAAGTTGGGCATAGCGTAGGGAGAAAAGAAGCATATGAAGACGATACAGCTGACGCAGGGGATGGTAGCCATGGTCGACGACGAAGACCACGAAAGACTGTCGAAGCACAAATGGTGCACAATGAAAAATGGTAGGACACACTATGCCGTACGGTCTGGGCTAGTAGATGGAAAGAGAAAACTCATTTTTATGCATCGAGAGTTGGTCTGTATACCTGATGGAATGTTCACGGATCACATTGATGGAGATGGGCTGAACAACCAAAAATACAACATACGAGCGTGTACATCAGAACAGAACGGAAGAAATTCAAGAACTCCAAAAAACAACACATCGGGGTATAAGGGAGTTTCTTGGAGAAAGAAGAAAAAAGACTGGTTAGCGAGAATAATGGTGAGTGGAAAAAGTGTACACCTTGGGTGTTTTGAAAAAAAGTCAGATGCAGTCGTTGCCTACAACGAGGCCTCAAAAAAATACCATGGAGAGTTCGCCAGACTGAATGTCCTAGCGTGAACTAGGGACGAAAAGAAAGAATAATATATTGCAGGAAACGAGAAAAGAGAAAATCAGAATCCATGTCATAGGAGTCAGGTTGATACCACTAAGATACCCGACCGACGCACATACGACGACGACGAGCCAAGACCAACGAATAGTTTTATACAGAGATGAGTTCATAATAAACACATTATAACATAATCATTTTATAAGTCAAGTATATGCCTATCCTAGGACGAAAAGGTGAATCTCTCAAACAGAGGATATTCGGTCCTGCTGGAGCAGGAGAGACAACTAAAAAACTGCTCACAGTCAAGGCTCCTGTCAATGTCGCCAAGCGGCTCGTTCAAGGTGCGAAAACTGCTGGTGGTTTTTTGGGTGAGCAGGTGAAGACACCTAAGGCGAGTGCGGCTGAGATGCCAGTATCTTCAGACGAAAAAAACTATAGCCCAGCACCAAATTACACTCCAGCACCAAAGAGTTCCACATCGCTCGTGAAAACGACTAGTAGCGGTGGGTCTTCTTCTAGAGCCTCCGTCGCGAATGACAGCCTCTCCAAGGCTATCAATGACGCTGGTGACAGCTCAGAGGACGCAGCCAAGGACGCTGAGAAGGCTCAGACCAAGGCCGCAGAGAACCGATACAACGAGCAGGTGAACGCCGCGCAGGACGCAAAGGGTAGCGCAGCCGGACAATACCAGTGGATTATCGACACCCTTGGCTCCAACAAGAAAGACCTCCTCTCCAAGATTGCTCTTTCCGAAGAGGAAGGCATTAAGAACTTCGAGACGCAGGAAGCCAGCACCACCGGGAAGTACGACAGTGCTCGGCAGGAAATCTTGAACACATACCGCGACCTGAACCGCAATCAGGAGAAGATTCTTCGTGGATCAGGAACAGCACAGTCCTCACGGTCACAGGAAGCCACGCTCCGACTGAACGGCCTCCTCGGAAAAGACCTCTCAGGTATCTCCAAGAACGAAGCAGATTCGCTGGCTCTCATCGGATCGGCACTGACATCCTTCAAGAACAAGGTGCTCGACCAGAAGAATGTCATCGAGACCGAGACCAAGAGCAAGCTCGACAAGGCGGCTCTCGAATACGATGACCAGATCAAGGCCATCGACCAGAACATCTACTCTGCCAAGAACCAGAAGGCCGAAGCATTCGCACAGGCCGAAGCGGAACTCTCCGAGAAGGTCGCAGCCATCAAGCAATGGGAAGCAGGTCTCAAGCTCCAAGCGGCACAGGCGCAGGATGCAATGAAGGCCAGCCTCGACAACTTCGTCCTCGACATGACCGACTCAAACGGCAAGCTCAACGCAGGCCTCAACGAGAAGGTGGCCGCCACGAACGAAATCCAGAAGGCATCGGGACGCACCGAACTCGACATGAACGATCCAAGCATCCTCGAAAACAAGGTGGGAGTCTTCCAGAAAACATCGAAGAAGTACAACTCACTCGAGGAACTCCAAGACGCTCTCGCTAAGGGTGAGATTGACGCTGCCGAAGCTGAACAGCAACGCTCAGCACTCGCATCTGCCCCAGCAAACTCCGACCCGTTTAAAAAAGACCCACTCGCGATGGCTATGATGGCATAGCCACCCACGAGGGAACATGGCTATGGATCTACTGTCAAAAGCCCTATCGCTAGGGAACAACATCAAAAGCTACGCGAAGAAGAAGGGCGACAAGCTCAAGCTCGCTTTGAACGCGCCAGCTCCACAGTGGATGCAGAAGGTTGACCAGAACCTGCGTGAGTTCTCAAAAGCGGCCGAGAATGTTCCAAAGTTCTCATTCGCTGAAAAGGCAAAGAACCCAGTCGCACGGCTCGCACTCTCCATTCCGCAGACCGCACTGAATATACCGTCCAGCTTCGCTCGGGCGGCTTTCAGTGATTACGGCGTGAAGCCGACAGCCTCTCACCTCGTGAAGAAAGCAGGACAGGCCGCCAATGTAGGCCTCGACATCGGATCACTCCTCGGAGGCGGTAAGGTCGCCAAGGAAGTAGCCACCAAAGCATTCCAGCAAGGGGGGAAAATCCTCGCTCGCAATGTCATCAAGGAAGGTGCCAAGACAGGTGCCAAGCAAGGCCTCGCCTACGGTGCCGCGTATGGAGCGACAGAAGGCGCACAGGAGGGCGACAATGTCTCTGAACAGGCACGGAACATCATCAAGCGTGCACTCCAAGGCGGAGGCACAGGCCTCGTATTCGGAGCAGGTCTCGGAGCCGGGACATCCGCAGCCGGACTTGCCACCAAACTCAGCGTGAACGAGGTGAAGAACATCGTGGACGATATCAAGCGTCTCAAGAACCCGTACTCCAAGAAGATTGTGAGCGCGGAGGACTTCATCTTGCGCGACGGTGAGAAGGTACCGATGAGCCAGAACGCAATCAAGCGCGAGAAGATGGAAGTAGTGCGCGGAGCCAACCGAAAACAGGACGACCGCTACGGTGGCCGATCCGTCAAAGAGATATTCGTCGACACCATCAAGGAACCATTCGAGCCGAAGAGCGGAACGGGTAAGTTTCTCATGAACCCGAAGATGGGACTCTCCATTGAAGACATCACAAAAAAGAAGATAGGAAACACCGAGGCAGACTTCGTGTATCACACAACCAGCAAAGCAGCTATCGATAAAATAAAGCAGGAAGGACTCAAGCCAAGCACTGGGCAATACGGTAAGGGTGTGTACTTTGCTCCGACTGTAGACAAAACAGGTGGATATGGATCGTCCGAAGGTGCCATGCTCCGAACACGAAGAGATACGCTCCCCGATGACTTCCAAGAGTGGCCTAACGAGCAAGGGTGGACAGAAAAGAATGTGCCAGCGCAGATGCTCGAGGTTTCATACGACAAGGGGAAAACATGGTCACGGCTGACAGGAGAGGCGGTTCAGGAAGGCGCAGAAGCTGTGCAAACCAAGGCAAAAACAGCGCAGGAGGTCATGGGTGAGGCCGTAGCACCAAAAACAGCCGAAAGCCCTGCCTTGGGGCAGATTTTCAAGAAAACAGACCCTCCAAAGGTCATGACGACCGCCGACCTCCCAGAGGAAGGCCAGAAATTGCGTGGTTTTCAGACCACCGTCAAAGATACGCTCGGAACACCCCCAGAGGTGGCCTTCGGCGTGGACAAGAGCAAGGAAGCCTTCTACGACCCACTCTCGAACAAAGAGGTGGTAGACAAGCTCATGCCGATCGTGACGGATAACGAAGGAGAAGCCCTGAGACTCGCCCGGACAGGCGACTCGACCGAAGGGAACGCCGCCGCCATGCTCATGATCGACAAGTTCCTCAAGAACGAACGATTCGAGGAAGCAAGACAGCTCATCGAGGAGGTATCCCCACGCTTCACAGATCAGGGACAGAAGGTGCAAATCCTCTCCCTCTACGGACGACTGACTCCGACAGGCGCTATCAAGTTCGCCCAGCGTGTAGTGGACGAGGCCAACAAGAAACTCTCCAAGGGAAAGCAAATCTACCTGACGCAGGAGAACATCGGCGAAATCAGCCAGCTCGCGGACAACATCAAAGGACTCCAAGAAGGGACACGCGAATACGCCGTAGCCGTCGCCAAGATGATGGACAGCATCGCAGCCGTAGTACCTCCAAGCCTCGGCCAGAAACTCGCTACCATTCAGACCATGGCACAGCTCTTGAACCCGAAGACATTCACTCGTAATACTCTTGGAAACGGGTTGTTTGCTATATTTAAAAACATTTCTGGCGTAGTTGGAGTTGGTGTAGACAAAGCAATAGCACTTAAAACTGGGAAGCGTTCCGCAACGATGCCTAACATAGGCGTTCAATACGAAGGATTAAAGGAAGGATTCAAGATGGGACTCGAGGACGCAATCCTCGGCATTGACACGGGAACCCTCGGTACACAGTTTGAACTTCCGAGTAGGACATTTCGTGATGGGTTTCTTGGTATGGCTGAAAAAGCACTAAACATTGAACTTCGGGCGTTTGACCGAGCATTCTATACGGCAGCCTATAAGGGATCGCTAGACAACCAGATGAAAGCTGCTTCTTTGAACGGCCAGAAACTGAGCCAGCCTACTCCTGAGATGGTAGAGCGTGCCCACTACGAGGGACTATATAGTACATTCCAAGACGATACAGTACTGTCGAAGTTTCTTAGTGGTGCAAAAAAGTGGCTCAACTTTGGTAAAGTTTTTGGAGTTGGAGATTTTGTAACAAAATATGCTAAGACCCCCGGGAACCTTATTACTCGTGGCCTAGACTACTCCCCGTTTGGATTTGCGAGGGCACTCCTTGAAGTAGTAAAACCAATGGCGGGGACAGGGGAGTTTAACCAGAGACAGGTTGTGCAAGACTTATCTCAAGCACTCGTAGGCAGCGGCGTAATAGCATCATCTGTTGTCCTCGCGAAGCTCGGCATCATGACTGCTTCACCAGAAAAAGACTACGAAATAGCGGCTACTCAGAGAACAGAAGGTCAGAGTCCATTCACGATCAACCTCTCGGGACTCAAGCGTTTCGTGTTGTCTGGGTTCAACCCAGATGCAGCTAAGGCAATGGACGGAGATATTATCACCAATTACGACTGGCTCCAGCCGACAGCTATCGGCATGTCTATGGGAGCAAACGCCGCACTGAACCCGAACGCCAATAAGAAAGACCTTATCACTGGACAGATAAACACAGCTCTACAGAGCCTACAATCGAGCGTGGACACAATCACACAACAGCCAGTGATGAAAGGCATATCTGACTTTTTCTATGACTATTCAAAGCCCGGAGGAGGGATTGTCCCTGCCGTTACAGGCATAGCAAAAAATGCCCCCGCGTCTTTCATTCCGTCCCTCCTCAATCAGGTCGGGCAACTCTTCGACAATACCTCGCGCAACAGCTACGACCCGAACGCTCTCATGGAAGCCGGGAATAAGGTGATGGCAAAAATCCCTGGAGTTCGCAACACTCTCGAACCGCGCGTCGATGTGTGGGGTGACGAGCAACAGATGTACAAGCTCGGTGGCAACAATGTCCTCAATGTTTTCTTGAACCCTGCCTTCATGAGCCGATATGTCGACAAGCCAGAAGCTGGACTCGTGCTCGATATTTTCAACCGATCAGGTGAGACACAGCAGGCTCCGCGCATAGTCGACAAGAAGCTGAAAATCAACGGCGAGACGCTCGAACTCTCAGCCGAACAGGTGACTGAATACCAGACCTTCGTAGGGAGCAAGACCAAGGAAGCATTCGCACGACTCGCGGAAGATAAGGGGTTCGGACTCCTCTCTGACGAAGAGAAGGCGAAGCGCATGGGCAACATCCTCTCCGATATCAACACCGCCGCCAAGGTGGAACTCTTCGGCCAAGACGCGAAGAAGATCAGCAAGGGCGCGAAGGAAATCCTCCTCGGTACAGGTGGCGACAATGAACCCCTGACGGGAGTGCCTGACGATGTCGCAAAGAGCATCTACCTCTACGACCTCGAGAAGTACACCAAGGCCAATGAGCAGACAGGCATCAAGAAGTTCACCTTTGAAAAGGACAAGGCGGCCGTAGCGCGTCAGATTTTCGATGGAGACACGAAGTACGAAGACATCCCAGAGGAGCAGAAGGGAGCAATCTATGAGGCCATGGGACTCAAGGCCGAGGATGTGGAGTACGACGCTATCGCCTACCAGCCAGACGATGCCAAGGGGCAATACCTGATCGAGCAGATGCAGGCAGCCAACCTTGACCATGCCTCAGTGCTCCAAGCCCTCGCAGGAGGCCGTGTGGAGAGCATAGGTGGCCGAATGCTGGCCTCTGACGGTGTACTGGACGATTTGTACCATGCAGGCATCATCACCGACGCAGAGAAGAAATCCCTCAAGAAGCTGAAACTCGGACGGGACGGCCAGCTCAAGTCAAGCGCAGGATCGGTAGGCGGTAGCGGAAAGAAGAAATCGAGCGCGGCATTGAACAGCCTGATCAAGGAAATCATGGCCGGGCCTGATGTTCCAAAGACCAAGACAGCCTCAGCAAAAAGCCAAGCCGTGAAGCCAATCAAGCTCGCGAAGTCAACCGTGAACACTGACATCCAGTCCGTGAGCGAGAGAGAGATTGTAGCCCCGAGCGCACAGGATATCATCCGCAAGACTGCCACTCCACAAGCCACCTCAAATGTTGCTGAAGCACGCCGACTAGTCGAATCGGTGCGCGGAGGTGGTAGCACAGCGCGTACTCCTGTAAAATTAAGCCAAAGCTTCTTCCGAGGAGGAAGGTAACCAAAAAAACATATGTCCGTACTACTCAACACGGGACTCTCCGACCTCTCGAAGGAACTCGGGGAAACAACGGTAAACCAGACCACGAACCGCATCAAGCACTACAATGACGCGGTGATTGACTTTTTCAAAAGAAAGAAGTGGAACTTTGCATTGAAGCGATACACCGGACTCACCACGACCAACGGAACGCAACGATATAGCCTCGCAGGTATCACCAACATGCGCGACCCGGGTGGCATCAAAGAAATCTTCATCGGAACGGACTCGAGCAGCAACCTCCCATGGACACCAGTCAACTACGAGGACAGGTTCGCCGCAGGATATGTCGGCCAGAAGTACTTCTACATCGACGAAGAGACGAACGAGGTGGTCTTCCTCGGTGACATCACCACGACAGGTGACACCATCACGATCCGCTACTGGCACATCCCGGCACGCATCGAGGACATCAATGACGCGACAGGCTTCCCACTCCCCGACCGCTTCCGCAAAGAGGTAGCCTTGGCCGCCGCAGCCTTCGTCCAGTGGGCACGATACTTGGGGTCGGAAGGCAACGCCAAATGGACGCTCTACGAGAGAATGGTATCCAACGCCGAAGAGCAGCAAAACGAACGGAACCGGGGCAACATCCGAAGACTGGCGAACCCATTGGCCTTCCTCGGTTTTCGCCGTACTTATCCTAACCAATCACGACGCGCATGAGACCACAAGCTCCCCTCACAGGTGGCGCAAGCCTACCAACGCGCAGCTGGCTATTCGATGGCTTCAACCTTGGAGTCAACAACTTTGCGTTGGCTACTGAGCTTAAAGGAAACGAGCTGGCTGAGGGGCGAAACATCGAGCTTACAGGGAAAAGAAGCCTCCGTCCCAGAAGGGGAGGGGAGCGTCTTGGCAATTCCGTAGGGGGTACTTCCATCGATGGACTGTTCCAGTACAAGGAAGGGGCGACCAACAAAATCATGGCTATTTCAGGGGGAACGCTCAAGGCCTACAACTCGGGAACCCTGGCGTGGGACGCGATCACAGGAGGAACATTCACCTCAGGCCTCCGCACTCGAGGTGTGAAGCTTCGGAGCAATACCTACTTCGGGAACGGCACGGATGACTTCAAGCGGTACAACGGATCGATCGTGTCCACATTTACCGCCGTAGCAGCCCCCACAGGCCTCACTGTAGTGCCTCAGGGGACGACAGGGAGCACGAACTACGAATACACCGTCACCGTGGTCACTGACAAGGGAGAATCGCTTCCTGCGACGAATGTGTCCATCACCAACGGAAACGAGACCCTGACCGTTACAAACAAGAACCGCATCACTTTCAACCGACGCACCGACTCGCAGGTGGTCGGGTATAACATCTACGGCCGCAAGACCTCAGGACTCGGAGTGACGCTCATGCACTATGTCGATCAGGCATCCTCGGGAGCAACCATGACATGGGATGACGACGGAACCGTATCCCCTCAGATTTGGCTTCCACCGGACGGAGATTCCACCGATGGTCCTGTCCTTTCAATGTGGGAACAATTGCGCGGCTCTCTCGTGGGCGCAGGCGATCCAAACCAGCCTCATCGCTTCTTCTTTTCAGGTACAGGCGACCGATACGAATCATTCAGCCCAGCACACAACGGCGGATGGGTAGATGTGCGTCCCGGTGACAACGACAAAGGTATCAACGGCCTCGCACCATTCGAGAGCAAAATTATCGTGGCGAAGGAACAGTCCATCCACAACTTCCAGTTCAGCGCGACGACAGGTGACGCGGTCATTCAGGAACTCATCACCTATGTAGGCTGTGGTGCTCCCGGCTCGATGATCGTCATGGAAAACGATGTGGCCTTCATCGACTCAGAACGCAAGCTCCGCGTCCTCGGGTACGAGCCGAACTTCTCGGCCGCCATCCGTACCAGCTCCCTCTCCGAAGGACGAGCGCAAGCCCTCTTCGATGACATCGACCCGAACTACATCCAGAACTGCGAAGCTGTCTACCACCAAGGCCGATACCTCCTTGCGTACACCCCAGTCGGGGCGACCAAGAACGAAAAGGTCATCGCCTACGACCGACGATACCTCGCATTCCTCGGGACATGGGACGGCGCAGACTGCCATGTGAAAAGCTGGCTCGTTTGGGATGGCCGTGACAAGAAACAGCGTCTCTATGCAGGATCGAGCGACACGGGGTATGTGTTCGAGTTCGGCGTGGAAGGAACCCTCACCAACCAAGACGGGACAGCTGTGGCCGCACTGCTCCGCACCAGAAACGAGGACATGGGCAATAGCGGTCAACAGAAGCTCTACAAGTGGGCTGACTTCCGATTCTTCCGAACCCAAGGAGCCGTGACCATCAAGACCATCCTCAACGGTGCTACTACTCTCGACGAGCGGTCATTCTCGAGCGTGTCGAACACAGGGTTCGGTGTGGCTCAATGGGGAGAGGTGCAGTGGGGTGTCTCAACGGGTGAAGCGGCTAGCGTTTCTGATATCGACAAAACCTACCGAAAAGAAATCTACGAGATAGCGAACTCGCTACAATTTGAAGTGTCGAAGAGTGGAGCACAGGACGACTTCGTGCTGGTGTCGATGCGCGGACAAGCAGCTCTCCTGCCCGAGCCAGTGTTCGACTCGGAAAATGTGATTTGATTTCTGGTAATAAGGTCGTAAAAATTGTATAATATAACTATGGACTCAAAAATCTTCAAAGCTAAAAACAGAGAATCGGGCGTGCTCTCCGCAACGCTTCTTGCCGCTACCGTGAACTCTGCCTCCGTGACACCAACGCCGAACTATGCTCCCGGCGTGATTGTTCTCCGTCCCGGCACAGCATTCGAGGAGCACATCTACTACAAGACCAAGGACTCGGGCGCAGGAACCATCTCAGGACTGACGCGCGACTACACCAACCTCAACGGTGGCACAGGGTTCGAGCATACGAACGGATCGGAGTGGGAGACCCTCCAATCCTCGGAATACCTCAACAACCTCGTGGACGCTGTCATTGAAGGCTACCAGCAAGAACAATCTACCATCGCCTATGTGGGAGCCACCTCCTTCACCGTCCTCGGCGATGTCACATCTTTTTATACCCAAGGACGCATTCTCCGCTACAACCAAGACAACACCAAGATTGGCATTGTGGCATCCTCCTCGTACAGTGGAGGCTCTGGCCTCACCACCGTCGTCACGAACTACGGAACCGTCCCAGCCACTCTGACCCATGTCGAGATAGGAATCATGCCGAAAGCGGCCACTAACCTCGTCGCGCTGACTAGCGACATCCAAAACGCAAGCTACATCTACGCCGCCGACTCGGGCGGATCGGACGCTTACGCCATCACCCTCTCCCCTGCCATCACAGCATACGCAGCAGGAATGGGGATTGTTTTTAAGGCTAATACAGCAAATACTGGTGCAGCCACTTTGAATGTGAACGGACTTGGAGCAAAAACGATCAAAAAGAATGTGAGTACTGATCTTGTTACTGGCGATATCTTCGCGGGACAGATGGTGGCGGTGAAATATGACGGGACAAACTTTCAGATAGTAAGTTTAGCTCCCACATTTATTCCTCCGAGAACCAATACCGTCGCTTCTCACGCCACGCCAACAATCAATACCGACACGACCGACGATTTCACGATTACCGCACTTGCCGAGGCAATCACATCCATGACGA